CTCAACTTCAAAACAAAAGAAGTCTGCGAGTTCGTAGTTAATGTGAGGTTCTGCCTCAACCTTTAGATAAACTTCATTCTTTTTGCGGATAATCAAATCAGACATATGGGGGACCATAGAACCATGCGACAAGTGATTTTCTTACTCCAGATGTGACGGGACGAACCCGATGCCACTGATCCGCTTGGAAGAAAATGGCAGAACCAGGTTTCAACTTGAAAGTTTTATACCTAATTTTCTCTGCTGGACTATATAGTTCCAAATCAAACTCGCCTCCTTCGTAGTCGTCATTGAGGAAGAGTGACATACTAATTTTTCTTACGTTACCCCGAACTGGTCTTGGGTGTTGGTCTACGTGCCAAGAATACGTTCCTCCAACATCATACAATCCATATTGAACAGGTTCTATACCGCCGATGTTTAAGTTCCAACCAGCGTCTCGGTTTATAGATTTTACCATCCTTAGCAGAAGCAAATATAATTGCTCATCTCTCACCCAAGCAATTTTACTCTTTCGCTTTGCTTCTTTCTTATCTTGGTCAAATAACTTTCCGTCTTCCCATTTAAAATTATTGCCAGACAATGCAGTGTTGACCACTTGCATCGACTGGCGATTAAAAGAAACTTGTTTATAAAAAAGACCGTAGTTCATCAGAATCCATTTTGAAACCTCTTCCATTCAATTGCGTTCTTGATGTGATAGGTACGACTATTAATCTGCCGCAATACTCCATCAAGGAAGAAGAGAACCTGTTCTATGTATCCTATTTTGTACTGAAGTTTTCCAATCTCTTCGTCCGCTTCAATGAACATTGAGATTTCTTCTTTGGTTGTAAGTTTCAAGTCAAACGGCATCTCTTTGTATACTGCCGCTGGTGCTTTACCTTTGTAATACAACCACTTGTCTTTGATTAGGCGTTTCATTTCAATCTCTCTTTCTCGTTTCATAAGAGAGAAAGTATTATGATATTCCATATACTTCATGTGAAGTTGAGGAATTTTCAAAGAGTCATTATCATGCAAGTCATCATCCAATACGGAATCAGTCTTCCACATCTCCTGCAGTGCTTCCAGATTCATAATAATTTTGCGATTTTAAGTTTTTCCAATCTTGATACATAGCATCTAAAATCCAAGATGTTGAAGGACTTCTTGGACCCGTTGCTAATATGCGAATTTTATTCGGAGACAATTGATTATTTCTAAATTCAATATACTCCTCTCTCCATTCACGGTCTTCAATATTCATAATGATTATCTTCTGGTTTGAGTATTTACGTTTCTGATTTCATACAAAGTATACTTGAAAGTTACTGATGCTGTAAAGTAATCGTTATCACTTCTTGTCACATCAAATGAAAGAGTTGATAACTCAGTTGGAAACAAGTCTTTAAAAATAACATCAAAATTTGCATTGTTGTTATTATTTAATACTTGAAGAGTTGCATCCGAATATCTACTGTCTTTAGAAGAATGTTCTGCATACTTTGATTTCCATCTAGTTCTTTCTGATAACTCTTGTGGAGTACCAAGGGCACGCATCCAGTTATGGATTTCCATGTAGTTGCGTAAATCTTCATCAACAATAAATTCTACAGTGAAGTCGCCATATCGCATATTTCCTTCAACAGGAATTGGCACTAAACCGCGTGTTGGAATATTGACTTCACCCAAAGACATTGACGGAATTTCTGCTTTTTGGCACAAGAAAGATACTCCCCTAGCTTTATCCAAGACAAATAAAAATCCAATTGGGGATAAGAAATTTTTGTTTTCTAGTTGGTCCGAATACCAGTCTGTTGCCATCTTTTTGATGCTTTATTAGTATTTAGGACAAAAAAAGAGGGGTCCGAAGACCCCCCTCACTTCCTTCACACGGTAAAGGTATTTATATCACATCAGGTTAGCAACCTGTACACGACGATAGTAGCGGTTGGTGTTAGCAGCGAGAACGCCAGAACCTTGAGCCAGACCTCTAGCGAAGGGGTTCGCAACCATGCCGTAGCGGGTCTTGAAGCCAATCTTTGGAGTGAAGGTATCAGGGTTGATAGCACGAACCTGCTGGAGAGGAACGTAGGGGCAGTAGAACAGACCTGCGTCATATGCACTGGTGCCCTTGTAACCAGAAACGTAGAAGTGCTTATCGCTTACGTTTGCAGAATAAGGGTCAACATAGACCTTGATCTTGCCGTTGAGAGTACCAACCAGAGTGCTGGAGGTATCGTCAACACCAGTCAGAGCGTTATTGCCGTTGAGAGCAGGGGTGTAATCCAGAACGCCTGCCATGCCGAGTGCCGAAGCAACGTCAGCAGAACAGATGAGGATGTTGCCCTTCCCGCGACGAGTCTCATGACCGATTGCGTTTGCATCGCGCTCGATTTGGAACAGCAGACCCTTGAACTTCTCAACAGACCAACGACCGTTGGAGTCAACGTCGAGGTCGAAGATACCAGGGGTAGCAGTGTTGTTCTGAGCACCAGCAACAGCGTTTACATAGATGGTACGAACAACTTCACGGTTGATTTCAGCAAGGATTTCGGTGCTGAGGATGTTAGCGAGCTCTTGCTCAGCATCCAAACCATGAATCGCCTTCAGGTCTTGAGCAAGCTCAAGGCTGTACTCTGCCTTCAGGGCACGAGACTTAGCAGTAACGCTAACCTTCTCGATGCTGAATCCCATCTCACGGAATGCTGTATTAGCAGCACCGTCATCAAGTGCTTCAGCAGCAGTTGTGTTCATGCCTTGTGCATCGCCAGTCAGCTCATAGGTGCCTTGGGGGCTATCGTTGAGGAGACCAGGGTTGGTGCCTTCAGCATCGTTGACTGCGCTACCAGAAGCGGTAGGATCGTAGTTAGCAAGACCAGTGCCAGGACCGCCAGAGAAACCAGCGTTAGGCTCGTTGAACATTGCTTCTCTGTAATCGCCAGAAGCGGGGCTACGCTCAGAACCGTACTGAGTACGCATTGCGAAGATCAGTCCAGTAGGACCAGTCATGGGCTGAACGCCTGCAACGTCGTATGCAATCAGCTGAGGCATCGAACGACGAATCAGGCTGATGAGTACGGGGTCGAAACCTGCGTTAGGACCAGTTGGTGTAGCGTCTGCACCGAAACCGCCTGTACCAGCAGTTGCGAGTGTTTCCGAAAGCATACGTGACTCTTCAGTCAGTGCTCTCTCTTGGTTTTCGAGGAGTTGTGCAACGACACCACGCTTATGGGAATCTTTGATCTCGGGGAGAGCATCGTGATTCAGAACGGGTGCCCACTTCTCCTGGAGGTGTTGTAAAGACATTTGTTTCTCCGAAAGTAAGTAGATAGGGTTTACAATTATTTGGACCAGCGAGCGAGTGCATCGACGTATTTCGACATCGAGCCGCTTACTGTAGATTCGACAAGGGGTTCCGATGCTTCTTCGGTGGGTTCAACTGCAGATGCAGTTTCAGCCTTTCTAGTGAAGTAGGATTCCTTAATCGTTTCGATATTCTTACGAAAATCTTCTTCAGTTTCAAACTCAACACCCTCTGCGAGAGAAGCAAGCTTCTCCTTCTGAGTCTCTGCGAGACCAGTAGCGCATTCGTTCACAATTTCCATTTTGACAAACTCACCAATACGCTTATTCAAAGTAATATTGGTGTCGATTTGCTCGTTGAGTTTAGCTTCCATCTCATCAAGCTCTTCAACCATGCCATCCAGCAGGTTGAATTTCTCCTCAGGCACAGTAAAGTTGTGCTCTAAGAAGAGACCTTTTAGACCGTTGAAGAACGACTCTGCCATATCAGTTTTAATACCATGCTCGACTTGGAGAGCATTCTCCTCCATCCAAGTCTTAGCGGCATAAGTCAGATAGTCGTCTACCTTCTCGGCCAATTCTGTTTTGATGCTCTCGACTTCTTCAGTCAGAGTAGCTTCAAATGCTTCTGTCAACGCTGCAACTTCAGCATTAACCTTAGCGGTTACTGCTGCTTCAAAGATTGTTGCTGCTTTTGCACGGAACTCTTCGCTGAGTTCTTCACCAGCGACAAGAGCGTCAACATCCTCAGTAAAGTCGTACTCGGTTTCAGCGAGGACTTCCTCTTCGCCATCTTCCGTTTCCTCCATTTTAGCGGATGCGTCACTTGGTTTGGTCGTAGGGGCAGATGCTTTACTTACTGCCTTAGCAGCAGAAGCGCCAGCGTTCTTGGTGCCCTTTGCACCTTCTTCAGAATCCGAAGTTACCGTGAGTACTTTCTGAGATTCGTCCTTGAGGTCGGACTTTTCTGCAGGTTTTGCACTCTTGGTGACGGGATTAGAACCTTCGGACACTTGCTCCATGTTATCTAACTCCTGTTGGGTCTCAGCCATTTGTTTGAACTCCGTTATGCATTAGCGTTGTCTGTATTTATTTATAAATCACAAACTCTTTAAAAACTGGGAGAACGCGGAAATTTTGCGTTCCTGCAAGTTAATAAGAGTTGCCTGGTCAATTTCATTCTTGATAGCAGCAATATGTGCTTCTTTCAGAATTCCATTGTCCCAAACCCATTCTTTTCCTTCCATGATTCCGTCAACAAATGCATCTGGAGCAGAAGGGTCTGCTACAATATCAGCAGCAGTGGCAAGCATGAAGTCATCAGCAACAACGTTGCATCCTTCTCTTTTAACCAAAGAACCCATGCCTCTGGAAGATACGCCAAGTTTGACGCCCTCATCGAGGAGGTTCTTTGCAATGTTGCCCATGGGGGTGTCAAGAATTTTCGCTCTACCAATGAAGTTGTTTCCATCTTCTCTGAGAGATTCAATTTTATGTGACACTCTGTCAAGATTGATGGAAGGACCATCGGGATGACCTAATTCGCCAAGAGCACGCCCCTTTTGAATGTAGTTCTCGTCGTATTTAGCAACTTCACGCTGTAAAGTTGGTAACTTATACATGCGACCGTTGCGGTTTTGAAGTTCCGCTTGTAAGAAGATTCCTTCAATGAAGTAATTCTTCTTGCCTTCTTTTTCCTCAGCGATAAATTCGACCTGAGTAATTTCTTCAGCTATCAGTTTCATTGTCTTCATCGGTAGTTTCTTCTTAAGGTAACTCGTCCGTAGGAGATTCATGGGGCATACGCCCGTCAACTTCTACATCTTCTACACCTTCATTACCATCAGGTAAATCATCTGCAAGTTCATCTGCAGCATCCTGACCAGTATCTTGTAAATCGAATCCCATACTTTTGGCAAAATCTAATTTGCGTGCTTTGATAGCATCGAAGGATGCTGCACCTAAAGCATCATTGATTGAATCAATCGCTGCTGCTTTTTCTCCACCAAAAATTTGATTTACAATTTGTTGTGCAATTTCGCTAGGCATAATAATACTCCCACTGTATATTATTTAGTTTATTTAGAATTCACCCCTGCGGGCATCACTGGGTTCTACTGCGGGGGGTTGTTGTCCGCCTGCTTCTGGTGCGGCAACTTCATTGCCAGCAGCCATAGTAGGATCCATTTCCGCTGCAGGATCAGCAATAATACCAGATTCCATTTCAGCTTCAATTTGTTCATCAATCTCCTTTATTTCAGTTTCAGTCTGCTTAAGAACTTGACGACGCATGTACTCAACAGAGAAATATTTTCCGACATAGGGGTCCATACTATTAACCTGATTCATACGCTCATTTCGAATTTCAATTTCTTTCAATTCGGTAAAATAGTTATCTGCAATAAAATCAAATTGAATATGCTCCTTCATTTCCTCCCATTCTTCGAGAGTCATAATACCCTTAAGAATGAGTTGGGTCTTAAGTAAATCTGTAAAGAGTTCGGAGAATCTCTTACGCAGACGTGCAATGAACTTCTGGAATTTAACTTCATCACGAGTAATTTCAGCAGCACGACCAATGTTGAAAGTCGTTTCTGTTTCTAAACGAGAGGAAGGAACGTTGAGTGCCTTGTACAGTTTCTTTTGGAAATACTTAACGTCTTCCAGCTCACCAAGATTCTGTCCACCAGGAAGTGTGGAGATTTCTGTTCCTCTACCGCCTTCACGACGAGGGAGCCAGAAGTCTTCTAGCATGGACATGAACTTCTTGTCG